TCTAATGATGGAGCTGAACGAACATTTAAATTTGATACTTTAACAGTAAATACTCTTGGTCTATCTAGAGACTGTACGTCTGTAGTAACTGGGTTGCTAGCTGGGGTATCGTCTACAGGGTAATAGAACCATCCTACAATACCTTCAAAATCTCTTGATACATATCTTGCAGGTCCACCAACATATAAGCTATCCCAGTTGCCATCAACATTTTGTTCAATAGTTTTCATTGAATAACCGTCTGAATCTTCAATTACAAGTCCTGTATGTCCATATGAATGTCCTGCTGTATATGTAGTGTCCATTACAAATACCGCTCCAGCTTTTGGTCTACTGTTAAGATCTCCTACAATGTTGTATTCAACTTTATATCCTAATGCTGCTGCACTGTTAAGCAAGTCTATTGCATTCCCCCATAATGTTTTTCCGAAGAAATAAGAGCTTAAATAATTAGGTAAGTCTACACATTGAGTACCATATGCTCCGTCTTGGTCAACACCTATTCCTAAATTTGCTATACGTCTTGCTTCGTTTAATAAATCTGTTGTTCTAACCATTATTCTTTTTCCTCCTGTATTTTGAATAAAATAAAAAGACTATTACTAGTCTTGTTTTGGCTTGTCGTATGTCAAGGCTTGTTCGCTATCAGAAAAACCTTTTGTTGTTGGGTCGTTGACTATTCCTAGTAGACCTAACATAAGAAATACTGTATCAACAATCCCATTAATATTTGTGTTGAACATTTCAGTATTTAAGTTATATCCTAGCAACATTGCAACTTGTTTAATAAGTAACAATAAAGCTGCTATGAACGCTAATACAAAGCGTTTGTTCTTAAAACGTACTTTCCAATTTATCATATTAATTCACCTCCTTTCTATTTCTCTTTCATAATCTCTTTAACAATATCTCGTAAAGCGTCTTTGCTGATGTAATTATGAATTGATTGAGTTGTTATGAATTTAAGGTTATCGCCCTCTGAAAATTCAAAGTCTGGCTCGTAATAGTCTGGTATTGAACTTGCTAAAGTGTACATCAACGTTTCATATTTTACCGTTTTTTGACTACCGCTAACGACTAAATGATTGTCAAGGTTATCACTATATAATCTCCCATAATTTTCAGGTCTTGAGTGTTCACGTGTGTTATTCAAATAATCTTCAACCCTCGTCAAACCTGTTGTTTTAAACGGTGCTTCAAATTTAGTAATAGTTGATTTAGCATTAAATTCAAGCTGACCAATTCTAAGTGATTCTGTCCTCAACTCCTGTTTCGTAACTAAATCACTAGTATCAACATTCCCACTTTCAGTAGGTCTATCCTCAAGAGTTTTAAGTCTATCTGTGATATGTGTTAGTGATTGGTGTTCGGTTAAATAACCTTTACCATTCAATTCATCTTTCGTTACTAGGTTGTCAACATTTGGTTGACTACCACGTAATTGATTTAACTCCTCTTTGGTCGCAAGGTTTGAAGTATCAACAACTGGTTGACGGTTGCTAACTTCTTGTAACTCCTGTTTTGTCGCAAACACACTAGTATCTATTGTAAGCTGTGTTTTAAGTTCTTCTAATTTGCTGTTTGAAACGTAGTCAATAGGTAGTTCTGATTTTTTCGCATAATCAACTAAACTTTGATGCGCTGTTAAAAAACCTTTGCTGTCAATCGTGTTGTTAACTACCTCTACTACATTTGGCATCTCGCTTTTTAGTTGATAGTCATTCAACGTTGCTGTTCTTACAACGTCTGAAATATCGCTAGTTCTTACATACTCTGATAAGTCAGTTTTTAAAGCAAATGTATTTTTAGCTTTTTCTAGCTCCTCTGCTAGTACTTCTTTTGTAAGTACGTCCAACTTATCAACTACTACACTATTAGCAAAGTATCGCTCTTTAATAGGTAGGTTGTCTTTTAAATCATATTCAGACATCTTAACATCAAAAGAAAAACTGTACACATCACTTTCTTTCTCTTCGTTTTTCAGAATGATGTAACAGTTTACTCTTTCGTTATCCGTTATTAAGCTAGTATCAAACTTAAATTTTATCTTGTTATCTTCAATTTTCCCTTGAGTTTCCCAATATTTCACACTCTTAACAAACTTGAATAGTATTATTGCTTCTTCGTTAGTTAAGGTGTGATTATTTATTGTTAATTCAAACTCATTATTATTTTTATCATGAGAGTAAAGCTCGCAGTTAGTACGAACTTTAACTCTTTTATTTACTGTATTGTTGAATGTTAGTTGTATTTTTTTATCTATCATAAAAATCTGTCACTCCGTTCTTGATAGGTAAATTCTTAATCATAGAATAAATCTCAGATACAGTACTATTTCCTCCTAGTTCTCTATAGGAATGATATAGAATAGTTATCTCTTCTAATTCCTTAGTACTGATATATCCACGATTAATAATTCTACTCATGTCTTTTAGTAGTCTGTAGCGACTTATAGTTTTTGTACCGTCTGCGGTCTTACGTGTAAGATCTTTAATTTCATTAAGCGTTGAGTTTATTTCCTTAAGGCTCTTTTCATCCTTTTCGTTATACCACTTAACAATTAATGTTAACAGTGGCATCGCAACTCCAGTGCTTAATCCTAATATTAATCCGTCACTCATTCTAAATCCTCTTAACAGAGATTTTAGTTTTCTCTGTGTCTTTCTTCGTATTCTTTTTCTATTCTGTCGACTTCTCCTTGAACTACTACCCTTAAGTTACCAATATTTGGTACATCATTAATTGTTTTTACTTTTGTAATAATTTGTCTAACATATAATTGAACTAAATAATCATCTTTTTTAAATCTTAGTCTACTCGGTCTCATGACTTTCAGTACTCCCTTCGTTGTGTGGTAAGTTTCCATTATGTTCTTCAGTATGTTCATTTTCTTTCTCCTCTTCTTCAAACATTGATAAGATTGTGTTAATAACACTTCCCATAGCTTCATCAAGCTGTCCTTTTGTTACATATCTGTTCTTTTCATCTTCTATATCATCTTTTACATTTGTTTCTTCCCTTGTTAACACTATCTCTTTATATTTAGTGCCTTCTGCATTTGGCTTCCATACTTCAACTGATGTGTGGTCTTCTAATACTTCGTATAACTTACCTTCGTATTTAATCTTGTCTCCAGTTGAGTATTCAATACCTATTTCATAGTTATCAAATGCATTGATTATAGTATCTTTGTTATCATTAATAACTTTTGCATCCAACACATTTAATAGTAATGTCATTATTAACTTGTCATTACCTTTGTTAACTTTCGCTACTAACTTACGTAATGCTTTAACTCTGTCGGTTGGTTCTTCTTTATTATTTGCTAATACACTTACTTCTTCTTTAAGATTTGCATATTCAGTTACTAATGCTGGTGTACTTTCTCCTGTAAACATTTGTTGTGCTAGTTGTTTTCTTACTTCTTCAAGAATCTCACTATCACTAGCTGTAGCAAATTTACCAGGTAAATCAACGCCACCATTTAAATAAACGCTACTATTCCTTAATGTGAAAGTAACGTTTACTGAACTATATCCACCTGCTGTAGGTGTAGTATTTCTGTTTGTAATTTCTAACGCCATTATTTACCTCCTTGCAATTTCTCAACTAACTCCTTAAGCTCCTTGTTAGAGTCGATTAAATCTTTTAACTTCTTGTGTTCAGTACTTAAGCTGTCATAAGCGATTTTATAATTTGCTAACTCAATCGTCTTTTCAGACAGCTCTTGTGCTATTAAGTGAATTGGTTGTAATTGATTATTTTCCATGTTTTAATACCTCGATTTCTTTTGTTAATTCTTGAATCCCTTTAATCAAGTAAGGGATCATTTCAAACGCACTATACGATTTAATGTCATCTGGTAACTGTTTAAACGCAGGGTTTACATATTGCTCTACATCTTGAGCCATGATACCACAGTCAATGTCTTTAATCTGTCCGTCATATTCTTTAGTAAAGCTGTAAGTCTTAAGTTTACTAAGCACTTCTAAGGCGTTAATTTTGCTTTCTTTAATATCACGTTTGTAACGTCTATCCGAAATTTCTTTATTTAACTCCCACCAGTCGTAACCATACGAGCTGTAGTATATATAAGCGAAACCGCCTTTTTGCTCGATTTTTTTGTACTGTGGACTCGAGATCCAATGTCCCGTTCCTG